CCATATTCAACTATTGTTGATTCTCTTAGTTGTACCCCTAAGTAAGATAATATTCTATGAGCAATTTCTTGATGAGTTGTTGCTGGTAATGTTAGCTGCGTAGAGCCTGTAACATTATACATTTCAACGTTGTTTACAGTTGTAAAAGCCCAAACAGGTGCAGCAGGTTCTGATATATATGTTAATCTCATAGCACCAGTATCCTGACTTCCACCACTACTTGTAAACACTCTTATCCCTTGACTTGTTATAATACCAACAGGAAAGTCTTCTGTAGGTGGACTAACAAAACTTTTTCTTCTAGATGTTATATCTCCATGGTTAACCATATCTACTTCTGAGTTATTAAATCTTGCACTTAAAAAATATAAGTAATCTGCTGGGAAAGCAAAGTCTCCATCAGCGTCAGGAGTCATAACTACATTATAAGATACAACAGGTCTTAACTCGTCATATAATTGAGAGTTTTCTCTAAAGCTGTTTACCATACCATCTGGAGAGGGATTACCAACTCTATCCTTTATTAAATCTAATTGTGCTCTAGTTGCTAATAAGTTAAATTCAGTTGGTTTAATCCAACCTCTATTCTCCTTATTGGCCATTATTTTCACAAACCTATATACTTCATCTATTGTCATAATACACAAATATAATAAAAAAAAGGGGGATACATAAGCATCCCCCCTTAAAAAACAGATATGAGTAATTTTATTAGCTATTAAATTTAGCTATTTGTTTCTTCATTTCTTCCAAAACTAATTCACCCTCGTCTTTTAAACAGTATCCAGAAAAGTGGTCTAAAGGCTTTATACCAACAGGAACGTGGCATATTAAATTAAGCTCATTACCTCTTTTCCAAGAAATTCTATTTGACTGCATAGATATAACGCCATAGTCTTCAGCATTTAATATAATTTCTTTTATTTCTGTTATTGGGTCATCTAATCCTGCAATAAAAGAATTAGGAGCTTTTTTAGCTAACACTTTCATGTCATATCTAATCTCTTCTGTTGATTTATCAACATTAACTCCTAAAACTTTAGCATAACCAATAAGTTTACCAATAGGCATTTTAAGAGCAAGATTCATAGCATCCATTTCTTTCATTTCTTTGTTTAACATTTGTTTAGCACTAGAAGCTTTATCCACCATTTCAAAAGAAGCTCTCTTATCTTTCATTCTATTAGGATTGCTTTTATTAGCATTACAGTTGTCTAAGAAATTTTTTAGTGTTGGATTTTGATGATTAACAGCTAAAACACCTTCAGTAAATATGATTGGTGATTTTACTTTAGCGTCTTCTTTTTGCTCATCTTCATATATAGAAGCCTCTCCAGGTATGTATCTAATCTTTCTATTTACACCTTGTATTGGGTCATAAATAACATCTTCTGCTTTCATCATGTATACAACAGGAAATTGTTTTCTATTTGTACCTTTTATTCTTTTTCCACCAGTCAGCCTATATAAGGTTGGCTTTTCTGATTTCTTACCAAAAGATGGACTAACAAAAGGGTTTGATTTTTTAGGCATTGGAGGAACTTTAAAGTTCTCTTCTGCTGCTACTGGCTCTAATACTCCTGTATTAACTTCAGTTTTCTTTTTTGGGAATGTTTTTTTCTTTGTCATTTTATTAAATATTAAATTAAAAATTAAATTAAGATACCTTTGGAGGAGGAGAAACTCCCCCTCCTTAGATATGTTCTTTAGACTGCCTGTATATCATTTCAAGACAGTTCGCAATTATGATGCATCAACCACTGCAATAGAAGCACAAGCTGTAATGTGAGCACTGCAAAACACTGAATCTTCACTGTCTGCAATAGTAACAAACGTATTACTTCCAGCAATAGAAGGCTCTACTATAGCTTGAACTATATCTTGCATAGCTTCTTTATGTTTGCCAGTCGCAACAGTAAGTACAGCGTGAGCACTATCTACACCAGATAGGTCTTGCTCTTGATTAGAGTTAAAATAAACTCTCATCGAAGTTGCACTTGCCATCTCCATGTGAGACATTTGTGAAGCAGGAAAGCAAACTGCCTCCTCATCACTAGCTGTCCCCTCAGGAGCAGCACTTGCGAAATATAAATATTTTTCTACCATTTTTATAAAACTTTTAAAAGGTTAATAATTAAGATTTCTTGATTAACATAAATCTGTTAGGTGCAAACCCTTCAAATCCTCTCTCAGTTCTATAGTGAGACTTCAAGTTATCTTCAGAATTAGTCTTATTCTTAAGAACAGCAGAACCTGTTAACCAGTGCTCCATTTCTCTTGAATAACCATTTGCAGCTTTATATCTGATTCTAAGTGATGGTATCTTTGAACCACTCTTAGCATCTCTCTGAGTATCCATAGGAATACACATACCATATCCTGAATAGTTGTGACCAGTAGCTCCTAATAATTTAGGGTGATTAAACACATCATAAGTTTTCTTATGGAATGTATATCCACCTCTACTGAAAGAATTAAACCCTAAGTTTAGAGCCATATCTTTCTTATTTTGGAACGTACCATAGTTAGCACCACCAGCAGCATATGCACCTTGAGTAGCTAATAAGTCGTCAATATCTAAAGATAAATCAATACCAGCGTAAAGAGCCATCTCTTTAGCACCTCTATACTTATCTAAAGACTTAACCATAGCGTCAAAGTCTGCCATCGTAATTGAAGCAGAACCTAAATCCATAGACTGACCTTTATTCTCGATGAAAGAAAGTAAACCTTCTGAACTTCTCAAATTAGAAATACCAGTATTAGCATTTGTTTGACCCATAATCATCATTAACTCACAATAGTCTAAGAATCTCTTATAAGTATCAGCCTCACCTTTTAAATACCATAAATAACCAGAACCCATTTTTTCGTTATCTACCTTGAAGTAAATTACGTTAGTAGCTTCTGTACCTGACACCTCAAAAGATTCCTTGATAATCATACATTCGTTTGTGTATGTATGAACTCTAGGCATTAGAGATGAAGGTTGGTCAGTATTTTCTGCATACATGTTACCTATAATAGCAAACTCAAACTCAGTTGAAGTAGCTAAACTCCAAGTTCCATCAAATGCTTGAATATCAACATCACCATCAGCAGCAACAGCAGTTACATAACCTAGCTCTCCAT